TCCAAAACCCACAGGTTGTAGGATTTTAATCCTTCCGTATACACCATCAAAAGAAACTAAAGGTGGTATTCTTCTTGCGGACGAAACGGTTGAGCGTAATCGGCTTGCTACAAACGTAGGTTATGTGGTTAGTTTAGGTCCAGACGCATACGCTGATGAAGATAAGTTTCCAGACGGTCCTTGGTGCAAAGAGGGCGATTGGGTACTTATTGGCAGATATGCTGGCTCTCGTTTTAAAATAGATGGGGCAGAACCTCGCATCCTTAACGATGACGAGATTATTGCTACTATTTCTGATCCCCGCGACATTATGTCCGTATAGGAGATTTAAATGGCTGAAGAAAAAGAACAAAAAGATCTTTTTGTTGAAGAAGAAATTGATATTCAAGTTGAAGAAGAAACTGATGAAGCTTCCGAGGTTGTGGCTTCCGACGATACCTCTGAAGAGCATGAGCAATATTCTGAGGGGGTAAAAAAACGTATTGACCGCTTAACGTATAAAATGCGTGAGGCTGAGAGACGTGAACAAGCAGCTATCGAATTTGCTAAAAAATTAAAAGAAGATAACGATAAACTGCAAACAAACTTCTCTAAAGCAAACACTACCCTTGTCAATGAGGCTGGGGGCAGAATTAAAAGTCAATTAGCTGAGGCTAAACGGGCATTGAAAACGGCTTATGAAGAGGGTGACTCTGAAGCTATGGCAGATGCTCAAGAAATTGTTGCTAAACTTAGCGTAGAAAACGACAGGGTGGCTAGAGAACAGGCTCGCCTTGAATCTGCGCCTGAAGTTGAGGTTGAAAGCCCAGCAACGGCTCCAGCCCCCAGTTCAGCTCCGGCTCCCGCGACACCTGATCCAAGAGCTCAAAAATGGGCTGAAGAAAACGAATGGTTTGGAAAAGATGAAGCAATGACCTTTACAGCTTTCTCAATTCATCGTAAACTGATTGAAGAAGAGGGTTTTGACCCTGCATCAGAAGACTACTATGACGAAATCAATAGTAGACTTCGCAATGAATTTCCTCATAAGTTTGGGGAACAAAAATCAGGAGGCACTCGGAGACCCGCCCAAACCGTTGCTCCTGCTTCTCGAAATGTAAAAACTGGGCGCAAGACTGTTCGTTTGACTCAAAGTCAAGTGGCCATTGCTAAAAAACTCGGCGTTCCTCTAGAGGAATATGCGAGACACGTGAAGGAGGCTTAAATGTCTGAAATTTCAAAAAGAACTCCTCGCGCTGCTGAAACACGCTCAACGCAAGAGCGCAGAAAACCTTGGCGTCCATCGTCATCGCTTGAAGCACCAACGCCTCCTGAAGGCTATAAATTCAGATGGATTCGTACAGAAACTCGCGGTTATGAAGACCGTAAAAATGTTTCTGGTCGAATTCGAGAAGGATATGAACCTGTTCGCGCAGAGGACTATCCAGACTTCGATGCACCAACTATTGAAGACGGTAAGCATGCGGGAGTTATTGGTGTCGGGGGTTTGATGTTGGCAAAGGTGCCAGAGGAAATTGCTGAAAGTCGTCAAGAGTATTTTGAAAGCCAAACGGCGGATCAAATGACGGCTGTCGATAATGACCTTATGAAGGAGCAGCATCCTTCAATGCCGATTAGTAAAGATCGGCAATCTCGTGTAACCTTTGGTGGCCCTAACACAAAATAGGTCACTTGTTTCTAATTATGGAAGGTATGAAAAATGGCTAATAAAGATGCCGCTTTTGGACTAAAACCTGTCCGTATGCTTAGTGGAGTTTCTAACTTTACTACTAACGAATACGTCATTGCGTCAGGAGCAACTGGCCCTATCTTTCAGGGTATGCTTGTGATCATGGATGCAGGTGGTGGGGGAGATATTCTTCCTGGAACCAATACTGCAGACGACAGCATTGGTGTGTTCCAAGGTTGTAGCTACACTGATCCTACTTCGGGTAAGCCTACGTTTAAAAACTTTTATCCAGGAAGCATTACTGCTTCGGATATTGTTGCTCAGATCTACGACGATCCGGATATCGTTTATGAAGTTCAGTGCGATGGTACGCTGGCTCAGGCTAGTGTCGGTGCAAACGCTGACACCACATCTATGACAGCGGGTAGTACAACAACTGGTAAGTCGTCTGGAGAAATTTCAGCAACTACGGCTTCTGGTACAGCACAGCTTCGTATTATCGGTATCTCTAAAGATCCTGATAATAGCGATCAAGCGTCTAATAATACGAATGCATACGTTATTATTAACGAGCATGCGTATAAGTCAACAACTGGCACTAAGTAGGAGGGTTGATTAATGCCTATTTCAAGAGCACAACTCGCCAAAGAACTTGAGCCAGGACTCAATGCCCTCTTTGGCATGGAATATGATCGTTACGAAAACGAGCATGCAGAAATTTTTGATACTGAGTCTTCAGACCGCGCGTTTGAAGAGGAAGTAATGCTTGCTGGTTTTGGTAGCGCACCAACCAAAAATGAAGGTGGAGCGGTAAATTTTGATGACGCGCAAGAGTCATTCACTTCTCGCTTTACTCACGAAACCATTGCACTAGCGTTCTCTATTACTGAGGAAGCTATTGAGGATAACTTGTACGACCGTTTGGCGTCTCGTTACACTCGCGCTCTGGCTCGTTCAATGGCACATACAAAGCAAGTTAAGGCCGCTAACGTCCTTAACAATGCCTTCTCCTCTGGTACTACTGGTGGTGATGGTGTTGAGCTTTGTTCGCTTGTTCACCCTCTTTCAGGCGGTGGTACGTTTGCTAACGAACCATCAACTGATGCGGATTTGAACGAAACCTCTCTGGAAGATGCTCTTATTAGTATCTCTGGCTTTACCGATGAGCGTGGGCTAAAAATCGCACTTCGTGGTATGAAACTAATTATCCCACCTGCACTTCAGTTTGTTGCAGAAAGGCTAATGGCTTCTACCTTGAGAAGCGGTACAGCTGACAACGATGTCAATGCTATTCGTAGCAAGGGTATGTTGTCGGACGGTTATGTCGTTAACCATTTCCTTACGGATACAGATGCGTTCTTCATTAAGACTGACGCACCTAATGGTCTGAAGCATTTTGAACGTGCTCCAATTAAGACTCAGATGGAAGGTGACTTCGATACAGGCAACATGCGGTTCAAGGCTCGTGAGCGTTACAGCTTCGGTTTTTCAGACCCACGTTGTGTGTTTGGTTCAAAAGGCGCGTAGCCTTACACTAATGACGAAAAGGGCGACTTGCGAGTCGCCCTTTTTTCATTTATAGTAATTTTATCCTGACAGCGCATTTCGCAGCTGACACTAGCCACGACAGGAGATTGAAATGGCTACTACTACTTTTAATGGAGCAGTGCGCTCTGAAAACGGTTTTAAAGTTATCAATAAAAACTCGACCACGGGTGCGATAACAGAAACCTCATCTGTTGCTTCTACTGGTGTTTTTACCAATAAATACATTAAGCATGTTGGTTACGCTACTGGTGTAACAGTAAACACCACAGCAGGTGACAGCCCAACTATTGGTGAGTTTACGCAGCCAGCGAACACAATCATCACCGACATTAAAATCTTTTGTGACGTTGCCCCAGTTATTGGAACGGGTGATATTGGTTACGAAGTTGGTACTTCTTCTTCTGGCGCGCAGATTGTTGCGGCTCAGACCGATGAAATCCTTGATGGCGGCACAACCGTTGTTGCTCACAACGTAACTGTGACCAGTTTGGTTCTTCAGACGCAAGATGGCACAACAGCTCCAGCTTCTGTGCAGTACACAGACACCGCAAGAACAATTTTCTGTAACATCACCAATACGGTTGATGCCACAACAGCAGGTTCGTTTACGTTCATTATTGAGTACGTTCAGATTGCGTAATTGATTTAGGAGGGGGAGACCCCTCCTTCTGTTACAGGAGATTGATATGGCTGATGCAGTAACTTCACAAACCTTAGTTGATGGCCAAAAAACTGCTATATTTAAATTCACCAATATTTCTGATGGATCAGGAGAAAGTGCTGTTAAAAAGGTAGATGTTTCTGCTTTGTCTAGTAATCAATCAGGTCAAGCATGCACAGGAGCTACCATAGAAAAAATGTGGTGGCAGTGTAATGGCATGAAAGTCAAAATTTTATTTGACGCCAGCACAGATGATTTTTGTATTGAATTAGGTGAGAATCAAAGTGGGCATCATGATTACACAACTTTTGGGGGGTTAGTTAATCCTGCAAGCTCAGGATCTACGGGTGATATAATGTTTACAACAGTTGGACACACCTCTGCAGATACATATACAGTAATTATGCAGGTCAGAAAAAGTTACTAATAATGGCTCGTAAAAAAGCTAATATGCCTAAACGGAATAAAAAGAACTTTCGCTCCACTAAGTCTGGAGCAGGAATGACTAAAGCTGGCGTAGCGGCTTATCGTCGTGCTAATCCTGGAAGTAAGCTAAAAACGGCTGTTACGGGAAAAGTTAAAAAAGGTAGTGCGGCGGCTAAAAGACGTAAATCATTTTGCGCTAGGTCTGCTGGGCAGATGAAAAAATTTCCGAAGGCGGCAAAAAACCCTAATAGCCGTTTGCGGCAAGCTCGTAAAAGGTGGAAATGTTAATAATGGCCACAGTTAAAAAACCTGTTAGAAAGAAAACAGCAACAACCGCGTCAACAGTTTTTTCTAAATTAGAAAAGCATGAAGCAGAGTGTGCAATACGTTACCAACATATTGAATCGCGACTTGTTGAACAAAACGATAAACTTAAAGACTTAGATAAAAAAATCTATGGTATAGGTATCTTGATTGTTGTAGTGGCGGGGTTAGAAAAACTTTTCTAAGAGGCTTTTATGACAATATCTCGTTCTAGTATGCCTCAACAAATTTCCAAGGGGGCTAAAAAAATGCCAAAAGACGCGTGTTATCGAAAAGTTAAAGCAAGGTATAAAGTTTTTCCATCTGCATATGCTTCTGGAGCTATTGCTAAATGCAGAAAAGTGGGTGCAGCTAATTACGCGACAGGTGGGAAAAAGAAAAAAGTTGCTAAAGCCTCTAACGGGGGGTACGGCAAATCTATTGCGAATCAAGTAGCAAAACGTCCTAGCAGTAATCCTAATGTTGCTAGAGGTTGTGGTTTAGTTATGAACGATAGACGTAAAGTAACGAAGATTTTGTGAGTCAATTATGGCTGTTCGTAAAACAAAAGCAGGGTTAGCTTTAAAAAGATGGTTTAAAGAAGATTGGAAAGATGTACGCACTGGCAAAAAATGTGGCAGAAAAAAGGGTGAAAAACGCGGAACTCCTTACTGTCGCCCTTCCAAGCGTATTTCTTCTAAAACTCCTAAAACAACTGGTGAATTGTCAGCTAGTGAAAAAAGAAGTAGGGTTAGGCAGAAAGTCAAGTTAGGGCAACCTTCTAAGGGTAAGCCTCGTAATGTACAACCTCTAAGAAGGAAGAAGAGGAAAAAATCATGATGAAGAAAAAAGGAATGGCCAAAGGCGGCTACAGAGGCGGCGTTAAAAAGATGAAAAAAGGCGGTGCTGTGGGAGGTGTCGCAGAAGAATTGAATCCTGGAAAAACTGTTGATGTAACCGAAATGGCTAATGGCGGTTTTATGGACGATAAAATGGTCAACAGGATGATGGGCGGCGGTAGGCCAAAAGGCATGGCAAAAGGCGGCGCAATGGGCGGTCTTAATGCAGCTATAAAAAGAGTTAAGGCTAACAAGTAAGTTGCCTTATTTACAAAGCAATATTACGCACTTTAAATGCTGGGTGCGTAGAGAATACACGCATAACCATGCAAAATATCATGGTGAATTTTTACACGCTATGGCTATTGCAGTAACAACAATGCCTAGTCGTTGTTTAAGTTTTCAGATGTTGTTTACTGGTTTTGAGGTTGACAATACAGAGGACGCTAATATTCATGGGGGTGCAATGTGGGCGAGGATGCCAATAACGGCACTTGTTGGCGACACACCCTTTGATGCGTGGCCTGAACCTATGCCCGTTCATTTCGCGCAACCTTGGGATTGTATGTCGCATATGCACAGTGTGTATCGCTTAGATCGTGCGCACCCCTGTCCATGGCTTGCTAAAATAGATGGTCAGTTTTTTCCAGCAAAATACTATTTTACCGTAGATTACACTGAAAGCGAAATAGCAGACGACCCTGCTCAGCACAAGCAGAGCCATGTTCTTGAGCTTCTTGATGCGGGAAAGTGGACAGGAAATATTGTAGCTTTGCCAAACAATCGTGTTCGTGTTACGCACCCTGCGTGGTTTGAAACAGGAAAAGGTGCACCTGATTTTAGACCGTCACAACACACGCACTATTCAAAATCAGATTTAGACTATACAATGGATGTAAATCAGATATTTGATAATCTTTACGCGAAAGATGAATAATGGCTGTTTCAGACTCCCGAAATTTTAATATCGACGTTGTTGAGGCTATAGAAGAAGCCTACGAACGTTGTGGGGGTGAAGGAAAAACAGGATATTCTTTAAGAAGTGCTCGACGCTCTCTAAATATTATGTTAGCAGAATGGGCTAATCGTGGTATTAATTTGTTTACTGTTGAACAAGTTACTACAACTCTAACCGCTGGGACAGCCAATTATACACTCGGAATAGATACTATTGATATTCTAGAGATGGTTATACGCCGGAGTGGTTCAGACACATCCGTTGATAGAATATCACGAAGTGCTTATTTAAATCTGCCCAACAAAACAAGCACTGGTAAACCTTCTCAATTTTTTGTTGATCGACAAGTTAATCCTGTTTTATATTTATGGCAAACTCCTGAAAACTCCACTGATCAAATTATTTATTATCGGTTAGTTCGAATTGATGACGCAGATACTTACACAAATGATTTCGATGTACCTTTTAGGTTTTACCCCTGTTTAGTTGCAGGATTGGCTTATTATTTATCTATAAAGGTGGCTCCTGATCGAGTAAGCGTTTTAAAATCTATATATGACGAAGAGTTCGCGAGGGCGGCATCAGAAGATAGAGACCGTACTAGCCTTCAATTAGTTCCCAGGATATTGACTTAAATGGCGTTTGCTAGGGGAAAACACGCATTTTTTATTTCCGATAGAAGCGGAATGCGCTTTCCGTATTCTGAAAGGATACGAGAATGGACTGGTCATATCGTACATGTGTCTGAGTTTGAGGATAAGCACCCTCAATTAACACCAAGCACAAACGTATCAGATGCGGTTGCTCTAAAAGAGCCTCGCCCAGACACAGCTAGAATTGAAAGTGAAACAATTTCCCTACCTATTTTTGATTTAGAAAATATACGTTATGTAGAAAACCCTATTGCTAGGACTTCGGTTGGAACGGTTACGGTAAGTACATCATGAGTTATACTTATACGAATTTAAAAAAATCTATAAAAGATTACACCGAAAATCAAGAAACAGCGTTCGTTTCTCATTTAGTAGATTTTATTACATCTGCTGAAGAAAGGATTTTAAAAGCTGTTGATCTTGATTACTTCCGAAAAAATGTGTCCGGTACGACGACTTTAAATAATCAATTTTTAGCGGTTCCTACTGATTATCTGGCGTCTTTTAGTTTATCTGTAACTAATTCAAGCTCTAAAGAATTTTTATTGCATAGAGATGTAAACTTTATTCAAGAATATAATCCTAATGCAGCTACGACAGGGACACCTAAATATTATGCTCTTTATGATTTTCAAAATTTTATCTTAGCCCCTACGCCAGATGCAGCTTATAGCGCAGAGCTTCATTATTTTCACAGACCCAATAGTCTTACTGTTAGTTCCTTTGTTCTAACTTTGAGTAGTGTAAGCGGGACTTTCGTTGATAGCGAGACTATTACAGGCGGTACTAGCGGAGCAACCACAACAATTAGTGAAGCTCTTACGTCAACCACGTCTAGGGTAATTATACCAAGCACAGATTTTACAGTCGGTGAAACAGTTACAGGTAGCACTAGCGGTGCTACAGGTACAGTTGTATCTACTTCAGCCGATACAACAACGACATGGCTAAGTGTAAATGCTCCAAATGCAATGCTTTATGGTAGCCTGATAGAAGCCTATACGTTTATGAAGGGTGAGCCGGATGTTCTTGCGCTTTATCAAAGTAGATTTGTCGAATCACTTTCTAGACTTAAAAATTATGGCGAGGCTATAGAGAACACCGATACATATAGAGACGGTATGGTGAGAGCAGCTAGAACATGACGAAAAAATCTAAAGTTACTAGAAATCTTTTAAAAGGAAAATCAATAGCTCTTGTAGGGTTAGGAGCTACATATGCTGATTTTGTTAATGCTAAAATAAACTCTCACGAGTTTGACGAAGTTTGGGGTATTAATAGTATCGGTGCTATATTTCACGTAGACCGAACATTTATGATGGACCCCGCTTCTCGATTTTTAGATAGTGAGCTGGCAGGAACACAAACAGGCGTTGGTCGAGAGTTTTTAAATAAAAATAAAGCTCCAATTTATTCGTGTCAAAAAGATAAAAGAGTTCCTCAGATTGAACTTTATCCTTTAGAGGATGTAGTAAAAAAACTAGGGTTTTGTTATTTTAATAACACAGTTGCTTATGCTGTTGCGTTCGGAATTTATAGCGAAGTAGCTAGTATTAGCTTTTACGGGATAGATTTTACTTATAAATCAAACGTGGCTTACGCAGAGGCTGGTCGAGCTTGTGTAGAGTTTTGGTGTGCTGTAGGTGTAACTAGGGGCATAAAAATGCAGGTGTCTCAAAATTCTTCTTTGTTAGATTCTAATGTTCCAGAAAACGAAAAATTATACGGATACCATAGATTAGAAGATCCATTAGTACAGCGGTTTTCAGACGAGGGGCTGATGATAGTTCCACAGACATCATTAGAGTCTCCTGAGCCAGAAGAATTTACAAAATCGCAACAAGTTGAATCTGTTTTAATTGGAAGGCATGATATAGAGGGCGTGACATATCGCGCAAATGGACGTGCTTGATTTAGGTAATTCAGAAGTTGGAACTGTAAATGTTATGACGTCAGACCATGGCGGTTTGTCTAACGAACAGGTGGTTGATTTAGTTTTAGATAAAATTTTACTTGTTTCTAATAACGCACCCCCCGCTATAAAAGAACAGGCTCTCCTTTTTAAGCATCAAATACGAGAAGTATTGTTTTCTTATGTTGAATTTACAAAAAGACAAGAAAGAGCTACGATAACACAGACTTTAGCTAAAGCAGGTCATGAAGACTTGGCTGAAATTATAAGGAGATTATAATGGCGATTGCACAAGCAATGTGTACTGCTTTTAAACAAGAGCTGATGCTTGGTACACATAATTTTGCTACAAACGGTAATGCTTTTAAATTAGCTTTGTATGCAGAGGGAGGTGGTGGCAAGTCAGGCACCACAGCCACTCTTGGCGCAGCTACAACGACTTACACCACAACTGGTGAGGTCGCAAATAGCGGATCATATACCGCTGGTGGCGGTGCTCTTACGAAAGTAGCACCAAGCACTTCTGGTACCACGGCATTTACTGATTTTGCTGATATCAGCTTTACTACGGCTACAATTACAGCAATGGGGGCTTTAATCTATAATGATACTAACAGCGATAAAGCTGTCTGTGTTTTAGATTTTACGTCTAACAAAACGTCCACTTCTGGTACTTTTACCGTTCAGTTTCCAACAGCCGATGCGAGTAATGCCATTATCCGCATAGCGTAATGGAGTAGCATCGTGGCGAATATTACGGGTTGGGGCCGAGGTACTTGGGGCCAGCTTACTTGGAACCAAGCAATACCTGTTGTTGTTACTGGTGTTACGGGTACTACCGCTCTCGGATCTGAGACTGTTACCGCCGGAGCATTGATTGCTGTAACTGGTGTCGCTGGAACCACCTCTTTAGGTTCTGAGACTGTTACCGCTTCTGCCTTAGTCGCTTCAACTGGTTCATCTGCAACGGGTGCTGTTGGTTCTGAGACTATTACTGGCACCGCTCTTGTATCCCCCACAAATGTTGTTGGCACTACCGCAGTTGGTGATGAGCAGACTAATTGTGCGGCTAATGTAGCGGGTGTAGGCGTTACGGCCACCGTCAGCTTTGGTGATGAATCTGTTACCGCTGGAGCGTTGGTTGCTGTTACGGGCAATGTGGGCACGAGTGCGCTAGGTTCAGAAACTGTAACGGCATCTTCATTGTTGTCTACTACAGGTGTTGTTGGCACTGGCCTAGCTACAACCGTACCAGTTATAGAATCTAAGTATTTAATTAGTGGGGTTACAGCGACAGGAAATGTTGATATAGTTCTCATTTATACAGAAATTATTGCATCTCAAACCCCGAATTGGGCAACAGTAACAACAAATACAACAACTTGGGCAGAGGATACGCCTTCTCAGTCTCCGAATTGGATAGAAAAAGCAGCGTAGGAGTAACGTATGGCTAGTTCGTTTAGTACAAATCTTGGCATAGAAAAGCCAGCTACAGGCGAACTATCTGGTAGTTGGGGTGACGTTACCAACTTTAATTTTGATATTTTTGACCGAGTAACAGGTGCGGCGGATCTGACAGCGTCCGATCTCACTACTGATCTTACAATACGAGCAGCCTCTCCTACTTCTGGGCAAAGCAATGTTCAGACAGGCATGTTTGCTGTTATTAACCTTAAAGATAGCGGATCTGATCTAGGTGGCACTAACGTAGTAACGATTGCGCCAAACACCGCTTCTAAATTTTTTATTATCAAAAATTCCCTTACTGGTAGTCGCAGTGCACAGATCCAACAGGGTTCAGGAACCACAGTAACCATTGCGAACGGCAACACGGAGATCTTGTTTGCTGATGGGGCTGGGTCCGGCGGAGGTGTAGTCAGTGTTGGCGACAGTCTTCAGTTAACAAACAATGCAGACGTTGCGGGTTCGGCAACGGCTTTAGCCATAGCTTTGGGATAGGAGTAAATCATGGCAAACGCAGCGAGTATTTCAATTTCGGCAACTATGTTGCCAGATGAGATAGCGACAACGCTATCAGGGAGTATGACCGTTACTCCTGATGATGTAAACGACAAGTGGTATTACAAGAAGACGATTGTTACGACCACTTCGGCTGATTTGATTGCTGGGTCATTTCTTGATTATACGGCAGTTGACCAGGATACGGCTCCGACAGCGGTTGCAACGGGCGACAAGGTAAAGTTCTTGTTTGTCCAGAATCAGTCTACGGCAGACGGTATCATGCTTTCGATTGATGCGGGTACAGCGGCTCATAATCTTGCGGATGGTATCTTTATCGGTCCATCACAGACATGGTTTGGTCGGTTGCCGAATGTGACTGTTGCAGACCTTCACGCTATTTCAGCCGATATTGATGGCACTGGTGATGCGTCAGCCAACGCCATTGTTATCGCTTTACTTGACGATGTAGGTTAAGGGGTAGGGTCATGGCTAATACGTTTAAGAACAAGGTGTTCAACGGGTCGAATGTAGTCGCGGCTAATGACATGACCGTCTACACCGTTCCTAGTAGCACGACTACGGTTGTTATTGGCCTGACTCTAGCGAATACCTCAACAAGTCAGATTACCGTGGACATTAAGCTCAACGCTGGACAGGTGGTACATCTTGCTAAAGATATACCTATCCCCGCCTCGTCTAGCTTTGAGTATATGGCAGGTAACAAAGTGGTTATGGAAACGGGGCATAGCCTCATCTTAAACTCTGACACGGCCAACAGCCTTGACACAGTAGCGAGTATTATGGAGATCACCTGATGCCGTATTATGGTAATAATCCTGCTACGAACTTTGAGAGCATTCCGTCTGTTCAAGAGTTTAGCGGCGATGGTAGTACAACCACGTTTACCCTTACGACTTCTGTAAGCTCCGCGCAAAGCATACTGGTTTCCGTAGACGGCGTTATCCAAGAAGCAGGAGACGCTTATACAGTGCCGAATGGCACTACGCTTACGTTTAGTGCAGCGCCTTCTAGCAGTTCTGGAAATAACATCTTTGTTAATTACCTCGGTAAAACATTAGGTACGGTAACACCCGCTGCTGAGAACAAGGGCAACTTCAAGGGTGGTGGCCTGTTCCGTACCAACGCACAGTCGTTGACTGCCAACACAACCATCCTTGCAACTGAGAACGCAAACGTGACTGGCCCGTTTACTGTAGCCAGTGGCGTGACACTGACCGTTGAAAGCGGTGGAACATTGGTGACGCTATGAGTGTATTGAAGGCAGATACCATACAGAGTACAGGCGGCGGTGCGGCTACGCTGACGAAGCAGGAAGCCATAAAGTTTCTTGTAAACTATGACGCTGTTAATCAAACAACAGATAGCAGTCTAAACCAAAGCACTTTAACTGATAATGGTACTGGCGACTTTACATCAGCCTTTACGAGTTCTTTTAGTGGTGCGGCAGATAAAGTATTTTTTGGTACTGTTTGGAATACAAACAACGACGGTACAGGTACCGTAAGTGACACTAGATTTATGGGTGTTATTCAAACCGGCAATCACGCAAATTCTACGAGCAGTGTTGATTTTGGTTCTCGTACTGGAGCAAATACAGGCGGCAACGCTGATGCTGTTGATTTCTCCGGCACTTACGCCGGTATTTTTGGAGACCTCGCATGAGTGAAGTAAAGACAAACAAAATCACCAGCCTTGCGAGTAACAACGACATTACTCTCGACCCTGATGGCACGGGCGATGTTGTAGTTGCGTCGGGTCATAAATTAGGCATTGGGACAAGTTCCCCTGATACGTCGCTTCACATTAGTGCAGCTTCAAGC